ATGGCTTTCAGAATGAGTGCAGAAGCACAAACGATCCGCGTTTTCAATTTACTTGATGGAACCAATGAATTTATTGGTGAAAGTGACGCATATATTCCGCCGCATACAGGTCTGCCTGCAAACAGTACAGATATTGCACCGCCTGATATTCCGGCGGGTTATGCAGCCGTTTTCAATGCAGATGAAATGAAATGGGAACTGATGGAAGACCATCGCGGAAAGACCGTCTATGAAACGAAAACGGGAGCAGCCATTTATATCTCTGAACTTGGCGCATTACCTCCAGACGTGACAGCCATTTCCCCGGAGGGGGATTATCAGAAATGGAACGGCAATGCGTGGGTGAATGATGAGAATGCAGAGCGTGATGCACTTGTCAGAGCGGCTGAGTCTCAGAAGAAAGAGCAGATTGCATATGCAGGTGAAATCATTGCCATGCTGCAGGATGCTGTCGATTTAGATATGGCTACCGAGGAAGAAAAGTTAAGCCTGACACACTGGAAAAAATACCGTGTGCTACTGAATCGCGTTCAGCCGGAAAATGCCCCTGATATCGAATGGCCAGAATTAGTGTAAAGGCAAGATGATTTAAGGAACAAAACCGCCAATATGTTTATTAGCGGTTTTGCATTAAGTCAAAACAACCCTTTAACGGAGCTGGCCGCGCTGTTAAGGGATGATGTGACCTTATCTTTGAAGCCGGACAGCATATCGCTGAACGATGAGGATTGCAGGCGCTCCCGCAAATCCTCATCACAGCGTTCAAGGGTCAGTGAAAATTCTATCTTTTTCGCCTTACCGTAGCGATCAAACTCGGAACGGGTCGTATTCGTTTCGGTCAGGACATACATGCCGTAAATCTGCCCGACGCCATCAATCAGAGGCCAGGGGCGTCCGGTATACGCCTGCGTGGCCAGCAGAGACAGCGACACTTCGCCACCTGTAATTTCAGGATAAAGCACACCAGAAAGAACAATACGATCATCGCCAGCCCCGATATACTGCCAGCTTGCTGAACGGTTAACGCGTTCATTTTTCACATGTCGCCAGCTTTTATTTTGCTGTAACTGCTGATGCGGCAATGTGCGCAGCTCAAAAACAAACATGCCGTAGATCATCATCATGGCCATGACTCCTCAATCTTTATCGTAAAAACTGCCACGTCCGGCACGGTCGCGTCGTTCCAATTCTGCCCTGACCATTTCACCGACCAGTTTCGCCAGTTCGCGGGGATTCTGCGTAACAACGTTATGCAGATGGACATGAATTTCACCACCAAATCCGGAGGTAACAGGCTCCCGGTTACGGGAAGTTGCAGGAACTGATGCCACTGGCGATCGTATGGCCTCCGCCACCGGGCGGGAGCTGGCCGCAACAACAGGGACCAGCGCCGGAGGCAGCGGAGCCGGAACCACGGGGGTGATATTAATTGCGGGAGCAGGCTTACTGGCCTGCGCAATCTTCCGATCCTGCCACTCCCCACGAACGGCAAGTGCGCGGGGCAGGTTCTTAAAGACAATATCACCGGGGCCAATGCGTTTTTTCGTCTCATCAACCAGCTTGCCTGTGTTATCAGCAATTTTGCTTAGTCTGCGTAGCGTACCGGTATTGCTGTCTGTGAGCGGTTTGTTGTCTTTGGGGTTATCACCTCCGGTGCCATTGCCATTTTCCACAGGCTTCGGCGGATTGATTTTCGCAATGTCTCCCTGAAACAGAGCGACCTTATCCTGAAGAATGGCCGCACGCTGCGCGTCTTCGATTTTCTTGCGCGCCCTTTCCGCTTCATCCGGAAGGACGCCAAGTTTTTCAAGTATCCACGCCAGCGTATCCAGCAACATTTTTGCAGGCGTCAGAACAAGCTGTAGCGCGCCACCAAGAACGTTACCGAATATCTCGCCAGCACTGGTACATTTATCCAGCGTTTCCTTGCTGGACTCCATCGGTGACAGCAGCGATTTAAACCAGTTAAAGACCTGAATAATCCCATCGCGCACGACATCAAAAACAGGACCGAACCGTTCAAAGGTTTCGCGCAACGGAGCCAGCCGTTCCATAATCCCACTGAACACCCCGGCATAAAACGCCTTGATGGGTTCCCAGTATTTCCAGATGAGAACTGCCGCAGCCACAAACGCAGCAGCAATCAATCCGACCGGGCTGAACAGCGCCCCGATAGCGCCCCCCAGTAACGAAACGGAACCCGTCACCATTCCCCATAGTGCAGGCAGGAGCCTGACAGCATTCATTGATCCGGTCAGGAGGGAAAAACCAAGACGCAGTTTTGCCAGTGGGCCAGCAAGCACACCAAGAGCAAGCGACAACGAGCCTACGGTTGCAGTCACTGCCAGCAGCGCACCGCCTGCAATCAGTAGCTGGCGCGTCAGTACAGGATGGGCCTGCGCCAGTGCCGTCACTTTTGAGACCACCCGCGTTAGCCACTGCGTGACAGAACGCAGCGAACCGTCAACCAGATCACTGATGCGAATACGAAGACCTTCCCATGCGCTGTCGAGATTTTTCAGGTCGCCATCAAGGTTGTCGGCCATAACCTTTGCCGTGCGTTCAGCCTCACCGCGTGCGCCCTCAAGTTCTTTTCTCAGTTTGGGTAAGGAACCGTCACCCGCCGCATCAACGAGTGCCATAAACGATGTGAAAGCCTCTTCCCCGGCGATGTCCTTAAAGAAGGATACCCGGTCAACTTCCCCGTATTTGCGGGTAGCTTTATAAAGGTCAGCCAGCAGATCTTCCATCGGGCGCATTTTGCCCCCGGCATCCGAGACGGACACGCCCAGCTCTTTCAGCGCTTCTGCCGCTGCCTTTGGCGGTGATGCCAGACGAGCCAGGCTGGCACGCATTGCCGTCCCGGCATCACTCCCTCTGATGCCCATATTCGCCAGCACGCCAGCCATCGCTGCGGCCTGCTCCAGCGATATTCCCAGCTTACCCGCCACCGGACCTGCATATTTCATGGTTTCGCCCAGTGCGCGAAGGTCAGTGTTGGTACGGGTAAACGCTGCGGTGAGTGTGTCACCGACCCGGTCCATCTGGTCAGCAGAAAGGCCGAACTGCGTCAGGATATTTGAGCCAATATCTGCCGTCTCGCCGAGATCCATACCGCCAGCCGTTGCCATGCTCAGTACGCCGGGAAGCGCAGCCTGAATGGCCTGCGGAGTGAAGCCAGCCATTGCAAGAAATGCCTGTCCACTGGCGGCATCGCCTGCGGTGAACTGCGTTTCAGAGCCAAGTTTTAACGCCTGCTCACGCAGCGCCTTAAACTGCGGGCTGTTTTTGTCGATTCGCGTCAGCGCCTGAACGCGGGACATCTCTTTCCCGAACCCGATCGCAGGCTGCAAAAAACGCCCGGCGGCATAACCGCCAGCCGCTGCCGCACCAATTGCCAGCGCACCACCTGTTTTCAGTTTTCCCGCAATTTCCTGCGCGCGCGAATACCGCTCACGCGCCCGCGTTACACGCGCAAGCGCCTGCCGTTCGCGTTCAAGCTGGTTGTTGTACTGTTCGGTGCGTCTGATGGTCTGCTGGATGGTGTTATCGCTGCCTGTCAGGGAAATGCCGTGGCGTTTCAGCTCTCCGCCAAGCTCCCGCATTTTCTGAATTTCCCGTGTGCGCGATTCATTCAGGCGTTCAAGCCGGGTGCTTAACTGCTGCATCAGCTTTTGCTGTTTTTCGCTGAGCACTGTACCCGTGCGTTGTAACTGATTAAGGGCGTTAAGCTGGCGTCGTGCTTTTACGATGCCCGCATCCGCTTTACTGACAGCGTCACGGGCGCGCTCAAATGAACGCGCCTGACGCTCGAGATTTTTGATCGCCCCCTGCGTTCGCTGGATAGAGTCACCAAACTGCCCCATCAGGCGGCGGGCGTTTTCGGCAGGCCGGGTCAGCCTGTCAACGGCGCTGAAAGCGACCCGGATATCAAGAGTCTTCATTGTCTGCATTCCCGCTGCGAAGTGCCGCCCGCTCACGCCAGCTAACCACTTCGCCGGGCGTCATCATGAAGATTTCGGCGGGCGACCAGTTAAAAATGGCGGCAATATCCGCCACCAGATCTTCGATGTGCTCAAAGCACACCAGGGTGATTACGCTGCCGTCTCCTGCACGCTCTTCGCGCCAGAGTCTGGCTCGCTCATAAAATTTACAGCCACAGCGCACAACTGAATAAAATCGCGTGACGACATTTTTTTAATCATCACTTCATCCAGTCGTGGCGAAGTCACGCGAGGCAACAGCGTGAACATGGTATCCGCTTTCAGATTCAGCACATCAGACAGCGACAAACCTCGCAGGGATCCAGCCTGCTCAATAGCCCCGGTGATCTCCACATACGTGATTTTTTCGCCGCCACGCTCAATTGGCCGGGAAAGTTTTACACCACGTTCGACAGCCATATCCTCATCTGCCGTCACATCATCCGCCACGGTGTTATTCTGGGTTTCAGTATCGATGTTTTTCATCAGTGGTCTCCTTTTCAGTCAGAGGCGACGCACTGCGCCGCCTGCATATTACTTATCAGCCAAGCCCAAGCGCGGAACGGATGCGATCGGGCGCAATGTCCTTGCCGTCCTTCCGGTAAATGAAGTTCAGCAGGTCAATCTCCCACAACGGGCGATCGTTAACACTCAGCTTGTAGTAGGTGTTTTTAATGGCGTAAGTGTGTGATGTGGCTTCGCCCTGTTTGGCTTCCCCCATATCAATTTCCGTCACACGTCCGCGCATTTCGACTTCATACAGGTCGCTTTCTGCATCGGTGTAGTATTCACCCGCAAAACGCAGCAGCGTGCCGTCAATCGTGCCGCCATACTTAAGGAACAGCTCACGAACTGCGCCCCCCATGACAAAGCTCGCATCAAGCGCGGAGTCGTCCAGACCGAGATCAATACTTACCGCCCCCATCATGCCACCACCCCGGTAGCTGTCGGTTTTGCGCGTCAGCTTAGGCAGAGTGACGGACGTCACCTTACCCACTTCGTTTTCACCATCCACAAACAGCGTAAAAAAGCGAAGATGTTTTGGCACAGCCATCAGGCACCTCCCAACACCGCAAATGCGGGTTCAAAGTATTCATCAGTAAACGTCTGGTAAAGCTCCATGTCTTCCAGTGGCGGAACGGGCGTATATTTGTAGCGAATACGCACACGCCCCTGACGTAAATCCGTGGTGCTGTTATCCACCACGTCATACCAGCACTCCGCGCCAATCAGTTTCCCGGCAGTAACCAGTGAATCCAGCTTTGCCCTGATGGCACTGATAACATCCTTCACGTTCGCAGGCGTCAGTGGACTGTCGATGGTTTCAAACTGCGCTTCCGCAATTGAATCAGCCAGCACCTGTGCGGTTCGGGTATACACCTCAAAGATGTAGGCGTTCGTTTCCGGTGTGCGGTTGCCCCAGAAGCGGAACCCGTTGCGACGAATAATGGTCGTGATTTCTTTGTTGTTGAGGCTGTTGGCATCGCTGTCTTCGGCCTGTAACGACCAGAACACATGCCTGGACATCCCCAGCACATTTTTAACCGGAACGTTGGACAGCGATTTGTGCCAGCCCTGCTCATGGTCAATGTACGCACGAAGGCCGCACGCATAGGCAGGCGCGGGGAACGTTTCGTTTTCGCCACCTTTCGGGTTGTAGGCGATGAAGTCCGGCCACAAGAGCATCACTTCACGTTCGTTGAATTTCTGGCGGTAGGTAATCGCTTCAGCCATCGTGTTACAGCCGTGACATGAGGCATACACAAACGCGCGCAGTTTACCCGCAATCACGCACAGGGATTTTGTCACCGCCTCCGTGTCCAGCTCCGGCGCGGCCAGAATACGCGGACGGTATCCGATGCTTTCATCCTGCTCTGCAACAAGCAGCGCATACATCCCCGTATAGCTGCCGTCATCCTCAGAACCACCGATAACCAGTTGATCCTGCGTCTTTCCGTCTTCTTCTTTGTGTTCAGCCACGCGAACGACGATCACCTTTGTGCTCACCTGGTCTGCGATGGCCTTAAGCGCACGATAAAGCGTCCCCGTTGTTCCGCATTTTCCCAGCACGTCATTGACGCGGGTCAGCAGTGTGGGCTTGTTCAGCGGGAACAGCTTCGCGTCCGCATCATCCGCCGTTGCCACGATACCGATAACGCTGGAATCAACATCGTTAATCGCTGTTACCAGGTCGGTATTTTCCGTAACACGGGCACCATGAAAACGAGTTTCACTCATAGCTTCAGCCCCTTGTATCCGTTAAATGATTCGGCAACAATCATCACCCACCACGCGCGTAATCTCACCCCTGCGCCGTTCTTGCCGCCCGGCGACAACAAAAAGCAGTAACCCCGCCCGCACACACATGCGACCATGCCGCACAGGGAGGGAGCAGATGACCGATACCACCATGCAATTGCTCAGTCAGAGCACAGACCCCGTGAAAATGCCGGATTTTGATATTCTCGCGGAGGGTAAAACGCTGTCCGGCGTGGCAGAACGCCTGATGAGCCTGTCACTGACCGACAACCGGGGATTTGAGGCGGACCAGCTTACCATCACGCTGGATGATGCAGATGGTCAGTTGCAGCTACCGCCACGGGGCGCGCGCCTGACGGTTCTCATTGGCTGGAAAGGAGAACCGCTGACAGAAAAAGGCACTTACATTGTTGATGAAATCGCTCACGAAGGACCGCCGGACAGGCTGACTGTTTCAGCCAGAAGCGCAGATTTTCGGGATGAATTTAACGTTAAACGTGAAGTGTCCTGGCATGATGTGACCGTTGAGCGCGTGGTATCCGCCATCGCTCATCGGTACGGTCTGAAACCGCAAATCAGCGAAATGCTGATGGATATTGAAATCGACCACGCCGACCAGACCGAAGAAAGCGACATGTCCTTCCTTACGCGCATGGCGGAAATGTTGGGCGCAATCACTACGGTAAAAAGCGGTAATCTGTTATTCATCATGCCAGGCGGTGGCGTGAACGCACAGGGCCAGCCGTTGCCCTCGTTCGCCATCACGCGCAGCAGTGGCGATCGCCATCAGTTCCGCATTGCTGACCGCGAAGCGTATACGGGGGTACGCGCTTACTGGCTTGATCTTAATTACGGGAAAAAGAAAAAAGTCAGCGTGAAACGCCGCAAACCGAAAAAGGAGAAAAGCAGCAGCCGTGAAGGTGACTATATGGAAGGTGCGGAAGGCAACGTGTTTGTGTTACGCAAGACTTATCAGAACGAGCAGGCAGCAAGACGTGCAGCGGCGGCAAAGTGGCAGCAGCTACAACGCGGAGCCGCATCATTCTCCATCACGCTGGCACGTGGACGTGCAGAACTCTACCCCGAAATGCATGGCACGGTAACAGGATTTAAAAGCGAGATTGATAATCAGGGCTGGATTATTGCAAAAGCCGAGCACACCATTGATAACAGTGGCTTTACCACGCAGCTTGAGCTTGAGGCAAAAATCCCGGAATGGATAGCAGAAACAGAGTAAATAACTTAGATATGCTGACTCAAACTGCCAAGTTTATAGCACAGAACAATGCTAACCCGAGAATCCGCTTCGTGAAAGAAGCGGACGTTTCAAACGTTATGTTGACGCACCAGACCAAAACTCTTCTTTCTACACAGATGCTTCGTTTTTAAGTGTAAGTGCTGAAATTGTATGATCAAGCCGTCTCAAGAGGTCATCATAGGTAATGATATCGATCATATTAGTATATTTCCGCTTAATAATTTCGAAATCGAGTTTTTGATCTTCTGTCATATATCTATCATCAATCTGGTCACGACCAATAATGAGAATCGCTTTGGGATACGAAATATGAATACTCATTCCATCAGGTAGTCTGGATGCATATTTTTTAGTAAGGATATCTTCACCTTTTCTTCCCCATTTTGATAAATGAAAGAGATATTTTTCAGCTTGCATAATACTACCACTTAACTCTGGAGTTGGTATGTTATTCTCTCGATACTTAGCCTTGCGCAATATCTTATTGTCAAATGGTTTTTTTACTTCAATAATATCTAAATTGCCACAAGCATCAACCAAACCTATATCTATGAATCGTTTCCTTTTCTTGCCAGGAAAACTATAGTAATCATGGATAGTGATGCTTTCTATCACAAGAATATATTTGGGAAATAAAAGGGGAAGGAACTGCACCATCAGTTCTTGCCACTCTTTTTCAGACATGTTCTGCTTTGTATCTAAAGCATTTTTAATGCTATCTCTAATAAAAATATATTTATCCACCTCTAATTTTTTAATACAGCTTAAATCAAGTTTGTTTTTTTTCTTTAGCTTTATTTTGTTGAGGTATGCATCGTAAAGTCTTCGAGCATCTCTCATACCATCTAAATATAGTTCAAGAATTGTGTGTACTCTAGCCTTAGCATAGTTATTCAATTCATATGAATTAGGAAATTTGCTCAGTAACTCACTAAAAACTTCAGAAGGAATTGCCTCCTTAACCTCTCCACCAATAAAAATTGGGTCACTGTGATTTAATATTCGCGAAATTCCACCAAAAATAGAAACATTTCTCTCAGCAACAAAGGTTGCCCGACTTAATTTGATATCTTTACTAATATACAAGTCGTTTTTAATATTTAATATACGACCCTTTATCAAAATATAATCATCACTAAAAGTCCCGAATTGGAACTCATAAGCATAATCATTAAAATCTTGGTTAGGTAAAGGGGAATTGAGCAAATCGCTAATATAGAAATGAAACACTTTAGAAATACTTACAGTTTCTTTAGTTTCAAATTCATTCCATACCCAATTTACACTCCCTATTTCAGGTTCATACTTAAATACAACTCCTGTATTATTCGTTATAAACGATATCATTTCACACTCCAGAACTAAAATAAAATTTATTGTAAATACACTAGTAAGTTGGGTGGAGCTATTTTCGGAAAAACTCATCACCATGTAAAGATTTCGACCATTCCTTATTAAAAACACCTTGCCAGTTGGAATCTGTACTAGTAGGACTTAAAATCACAGAAGCACCACAGTAAGGGAGGTCGCTATGTTCCGTTGTCCGCTTTGTGGCGCATCTGCCCGAATCCGCACCAGTCGTCCGGAAAATGATTCAAACACCGTGCGGCAAAAGTATTACCAATGTAACAACCTAGAATGCGGCGTATGCTTCTCAACACTGGAAGCTTTCCATAAATTCACATCGAAACACGCCTCCGGCGCTCACTCTTCAGAAGGTATCCCGTGGCATGAACTGCCAGCTTCACACAAAGGAAACAATCAGATGAGTTTGCCCTTACCTCAAAATTAACAGGCAGAATTGCCGGAGTAACAAAAAAGAGATAGATTACGCGCGGGTGCCTTTCGGCTGATGGTCGGAGGGAATACCCGAAGGCCAGATGTGGAAAGGCCCCGGAAAACATTTCTGTTTAACCGAGGCCCTAACCGCATTACCTTGACAAGTGAAAGGTTAGCGCCTCTCCGGAAAAGGAGCAAGTGCTATGTCGCAAAAATCGCTTACGGCCATCACGTTCTGCGTGACGGCAATCCTCATCATCTGGATGTTGCACGGTTCGCTGTGCGAAATACGGATGAGCTTCTGGGGAGCGGAGTTTGCGGCGTTCTTACAGTGTAAGCAGTAA